ATGTCATCTAAAATCATAGGTCTTGTTAAGTGGTTTAACGAAGATAAGGGGTTTGGTTTTATCTCCCCACTCGATGGAAGTAAAGATGTTGTTGTTCACACTTCTTCCCTGCTGGGAGAAACGTTTAATACTCTTTTTGAAGGACAAAAAGTCAAATTCGCTATCATAGCTGGAACTAAAGGTCCAATCGCTGCCAATGTAACACTTTGCGATAGATAATTTTAGATGGTTTACTTAAGCCAGCATGACTTTATCAGTGAAAGGTGATGTTCGGTTACTCACATCATTACAACAGGCCAGCATATTTACTTACCATCAAGTTTGCTGACCGATGTGATGAAATGCAGGACTGCTGCATGAACAGTCTCAAAGCAGAAGCTAACTGCTTATAAAATACTAAAGTGCGTAAGAGGTTAGGCAGCCTCCAAAAGCATCACTTCTTATTTTTTAATAATTTTTTTTAGAAGCGCTGGGAAGATTTGAACAAAGCACAGCAGTATGGGCACACCAACTGAGCCCCCTTTTGTACACGATTGTAACTATGTTCGGAATCTTTTGAGCAGTTTGGACAAGGACATTTTACCAAATAATTTCGGCGGAATTGAGTATTTTTACGTGCAGACATAGACTTCTCCAGTTCAAATGGACCGTTACAGTACACGTTAAGACTGTATAATGCTTGTTTTAATTTCGAAAGAGGCAAAAAAAATGAACAAACAGAACTCTTTCAACCACCTGCAGGGGCTAGAAACCCTCAAAATACATGGTGATATATGAAAAAAGTAATCATTTTTTTTAATGGTAAGCCAAGTAAAGTTATCACTGTGCTTAAAGGTGTGACATCAATACTCGAAGAATATCCTAATGGAGAAGTGATAAACCTTCAGATAATGTCAGCAGGTTTTCCCTCTTTAACAGGTGACCATGAAGTGGTTTATGTGGCATCAGATCGAGAGCTTACCTCTCAGGAAATATTAGATGCGGCGCAGAAGTATCTTTGACGCCTGAGATTCAACGCCAACATTCATAAAATCATTATTATAACTACGTTTAATTATTATGGCCTGCTTAATGCAGGCTTTTTTTTACCCCCACACAAACAATTATAATTAAGACAAGTGCATCCAACATCATGGCAATATGACTTTATTGCTGAAGCAACCATAAGGCTTCCATGAAAATCCTACAATACACAGTATTAATAGTTATTGAAGCACGATCCTCAGATAATAATATCAACCCTCTTCTCTTGGGTCTCTTGCATGACAGAAACTATTCAAGTAAGTCAAACCGAGGCGTTAAACTTCCATCCCATGCATTCATTGGTTCAGAGGGGCAGGCAGTTTTAGAGTGGCAGTCTGAAAAAGATGGAGCAGAAATACTAAAAAAAAGACTCTACCAGATGCTGCATGGAATTACACGTTTAGAAGAGTTTCCCACAGCAATTTTTCTAATGATTTGCCCAGAAGAAAAAACCTTAACCTTTGTTTCAAGACTTAAAGAAAAAAAATGAACATCGTTATTTCAGCCTTCACCATCTCAAAATGCTGCGATCGTGAAAACTGCGAAAGAAAATCATGAGGAACATCAGTAAATATTGTATCATTTGCTAAGCATTGCTGTTACATTCGGTTTAATGATGAATCCTCCTAAGCGGCAGGGCTAATTAACCTGATGATTTGTATATCAAGCGGCTCATCGTGAATTTCTGAAGCAGCGAGTCACGAGTGGTTAGCTCAATGACTCACCGGGAGGCACCCGGCATCATATCCGTAAGCCCCTGTATAATTGCAGGGGCTTATTTACATTACAAAAGCATAGTCTTAGACATATTACTGTTAATACTCATAGCCGATAATTAGGCTCGAATGAATAGACCGTTTAAAGAATCATCTAACTTTTATTAGGTCTGAATACCTCGTAGTATATCGTGGAGATAACATATCCCGTTTCATCTGCCACTGCTGCTGTATGCCCTGCCCGGCAAAGTAAAGCGTTCCTTTTCCATCTTTCGCGTTCAAGTGATCGAGCACCTCCATCAACTTATCGCTTCCTGCGCGTGGAGCGTTCTCATCGAAAAGGTTCAACTGCGCCACCCCTTGGCTGAAAAAATCTCCCAGCATGATTCCAGCCTTTTGATAGCGATAGCCATCCTTCCAGATTTTGTCCAGGCACTTTACCGCGGCGTTGATTATGTCGCGGGAATCCTGTGTAGGGGTGAGAAGCTTCATGGACGCGCTGTTACCGTAATATGGCTCGTTAAGCGCAAAGGGAGAGGTTTTCACGAACGCAGAAATAAAGCGGCAGTACTGATGCTCTCCCCGCAACTTTTCTGCGCCTCGGGCCGCATAACTGCAAATGGCCTGCCTCATTTGTTCGTAATCAGTGACGCGTTCACCGAATGACCTGCTACAGACGATCTCCTGCTTTGCCGGCGCAAATTCCTCCAGCTCGAGACAGGGCTCGCCGCGCAGCTCCCGGACAGTTCGCTCCAGGACGACATTAAAGTGTTTGCGGATAATCCACGTGCTTTGTTCAGAAAGGTCCAGAGCTGTTTTGATGCCCATGGCATTCAGCTTCTTACTGATGCGCCTGCCTACGCCCCATACATCTTCTACTGGCACGATGTCGAGCAATCGGCGCTGGCGGTCGATATTGGATAAATCAACTACCCCTCCCGTTTGCCGCTGCCATTTCTTCGCGGCGTGGTTGGCCAGCTTGGCCAGTGTCTTTGTCTGGGCAATTCCAATCCCGACAGTCAGGTGCGTCCGCTTCAGAACGGTAGCGCGGATTTCTTTGCCGAACTCAGTAAGATCCCGGCAATTGCGAACACCTGTTAGGTCACAAAATGCTTCATCGATACTGTAAATTTCTACGCGAGGGCTCAACTCCTCCAGTGTGGTCATTACTCGATTCGACATGTCTGCGTACAGCTCGTAGTTACTGCTGAAGCAAACAACCCCAGCGCGCCGAAATAAGTCCTTTTGCTTGAAGAAAGGCTCTCCCATTGTAATTCCAGCCGCCTTGGCCTCGGCGCTGCGCGCGATTACGCAGCCGTCATTGTTCGAAAGAACAACCACTGGCCGCCCTTTCAAATCGGGACGAAACACCGTCTCGCATGATGCGTAGAACGAATTCACGTCGCAGAGCGCAAACATACTCAGCTCGCCGATTTGACGATGAAAGTAACAACGCCGAAAACGTCCAGCGTATCTTCGCTGCCTACAACAATCGGACTGTAGGCGCTATTCATTGGGATGAGTTGGACATTTGGACGCAACTGCAAACGCTTAACAGTGAATTCCCCTTCAACCGCGGCGATGACAATGTCACCGTGCTCAGCCGTGCGCGAACTATCCACCACCAGCAGATCACCGTCGCTTATCCCGGCTTCGATCATTGAATCCCCCGCGGCTTTGACGAAATATGTAGAGCTCGGGTGAGCGACAAGTAACTCATTGAGATCGATACGCTGTTCAACGTAATCAGCTGCGGGGCTTGGGAAACCACACTGTACTAAGTCACTGAAAAGCGGAAGAGCGATAATATCTCGCAGTTCTGTTGGCCTGATGAATTCCATTGCACACACCTCAAATACTGTTTTTATATACAGTAGTTTTATTTGTAAGTGTCCGCAAGATACAGGCCCTATCGTCACTGCTTAAAGCTTCGCCGTTTCGTTTCTAAGTTTATCTCTCGTTTCGAATTATCTCTTTTGTAAATTTTTCAATAATGGCGCAGATGTAAGCAGATTTGAGGGAGACAAAGCCCGTTAAATGCCAGAACGGGCTGCGACTGAAAGCTAAGTCTTCATGATTCCGCTATTTTTGCTTAAGCTCCTGGAGCTCTTTCTGTGTTGCCTCCAGCTGTTTAATGACGTAGTTCAGTGCCAACACGGTATCAAGCATGATGACGTTGCTATCCAGCGCTAACGTATCGTCAGCATCAACCCTGTTGCCTTCACCATCAAATTTCGGTGCTGCAGGGACCAACGTTACGTACTCACTGTCGATCTTCATGACATCCTGAGCGATAACACCTCGGCGAACTCTCTCCAAAGGGTCATCGTTGTATACGTAAGTTGCTGGCAGGAATTTCTTGATATTCTCGTATGACTGATAACCATCATCGTATTTCACACTATGTTTCAGTTCGATATCACAGTTTGGTTGTTTAGAGAAAATATAATTGCCCCCAAAACCACCACTGCCTGAAACTGAAATATCCGCGGTAACGGTATTAAACGAGAAAATACGCGTTCCTGCAGATCCGCTATCACCAATGGTTACAAGTTCAATAGATGGCCAGTTGCTTTTCCCCTGGGAAATAGATCCAAGAGCGGTAACGGCGTGATACCCCCCTGAGCAATAGGTATGCCACCTGCCAAATGGTACAAATCCACTATCGTTTGGAGTTGATAGGTTTGGGCGTGCAAACGATGTGTTCGTGCTGTAGCCGTTAACAATATCTTGGTAACCGCCACCGTACCCCTCACCGGGGCCGATATGACTTTTAGACTGAAACGCACCATAAGGGTACCAGCGGAAATCAGCACCGGAGCTTACACCGTCAAAGATGTTCATTTGTACCCGAGCTAAATCAGTTCCCGCGCCGCGTACTGCACCGAGCCGCCAGGTGCCCGAATAATAGTTACCAGAAAGCCAGTTAACATAATTCTCGGCCGGACCATCGGAGCCAACATTACCTAAAGTAATGGCTTTATTACCCCCACTACCAGTAGCGATACCGACCTCATTACCTGCGGTTGAGATTATGCTTCCTGTAACAGTACCGCCTAACTTTCCTTCAATGGTGTTAAGACGCGAATCATTCCCGGCCGCCACGGTTCCGGCAGCCGTTCCAACGTTTTTGGTGGCGCTGTCTCCCAAATCGAGGTTTTTGCGAGCGTCTGCGGCATTCGTTGCGCCGGTTCCGCCGTCTGCGACAGCAAGCGCACCGTTGCTCCCTTTCTGTGCCAGTTTACCGATGCCAGGGATGGTTACGGAGGTGCCGTTGATGGTTACGGTGATGCTCTGATTGGCTGAGGTTGTGGCGAACGTATCCCACGCGCCAATATTCTCGTCATACTCTTTGATGAGCTGCGACATGGCCTGTGCCAGTCCGTCGACAGAGATATTGTCGGACACCAGGATTCCATACTTCTGGCCGCTCAACGCCGGGGAAGCAGCTGGCGTAACCGTCATTGACGTGGCGCTGTTCACGGATGAAATCTGGAACATCTGAACCGGGTTAGACATGACGATAATCGTCTGGCCAGCGCGAACCTGGCTGGCCGGTGCCGTCCAGTTCGTGCCCGTGCCGGTGGCGGTGTTTCCGTTAATGGCGATGGTGCCAGTGTTATAAAGCATATTTTCTCCAGGCAATAAAAAACCCCGCCGAGGCGAGGTTTGCATTCAAAGTCGTGAGTTATTTACATGTCGTGCTTGTATATGTGTTCGCACTTACCCAACGCCAGTTGAAGGGATATCCGGCCCGGTATTGAGTCTGGTTGTTTTGTTTTCTAACGCCGTAAATCATAACGGTATTCTCATGGTCACCCATATATGCCGTGCCGCTGCAAATAGGTTCCTGTTTCTCAAGTACACCAGCACAACCAGACAGCATTAAAGCGATCGCCATGCTGATAATTAGCCTTTTCATTTTGAAAGTATCCAGAGGAATTCAGTAGGTTCGAAGATATCAATACAAAATCGATGGGTATAATTGATTATGTAGATCAATTATTTGTTATTGATCGCTCAAAACGATCAATCAGTCATAGGCTGCGGTGTTGATGGCCGTCAATGCTATTCCTGTGGTTGTCCCTCCCGCTGCAGAACCAGTAGCTGTTGTCGAAGGCGCGGCATTTATCCTGGTCGACGAACCGTTAAAGCGGCAGCCTGCATAGGCTGTTATATTCACGATTGTTGGAGGCTTGGTATTGTTGTTCTGTACGATTTGTGAGCCCAGAATTGCAGGTGCTACCGCATAACTACCCTGCAACGTAACATCAATGTTAATCCCTCCCGTTGAGGCTCCTGGTGTTCCGACAGTAACGAGGTCAGTAAGCACGCGGCTTTCGTTTGTCAGTACCAGCTTTCCGGCTTCATCCCAGACAGCAAATCCCCAGTCGGGCAACGTTTGTGGAAAGATGGCAAAGATGTACGCCGTCAGAGTGTGTGACTGACCATAAGCGTTGCTTGAACCAACAAGAATGTTTCCTCCTGACCGGGTTGCCCCGACTGTAGTGGGCTGGGCTGTATCACTCGTTTTGCAAAAAACCATCGCCGGATAAGAAGCATCCAGAGCTACCGTCGCAGAAGCACCGTGGTATGCCCCATTTGCCACTGAGTTAACCACTACCTTTCTGTACAGACAAAACGGCGTTGACTGAGGAGTAATAAACGGATTTCCGCTTTCCAGCGCAATCAGTGCACCATAATCTGCCATCATGCATTCTCCACGAAGACCACCAGTTCACATTCCGAGGCCGGATAATTACCAATACCAACTTCGCTGGCAGTGCTGAGAGTGATGGTGTTCCCGTTAGCGATAATGCGTCGACCCACCGAGACCGCGCCTTTATCAAGGGACACCGCAAATCCGACCTTCATCCCCGCCGGAATGGTAAAGGACCAGTTGCCCGAGGTTTGCCCCTCGGAAAGCTGAATACGCCCTACCACTGATACGGGTTTGATACCGTAGTTGTTCGGGATGCCGTTGGCGTCCCAGGTCTGAATACCCCAGGCCATTAAAACACTCCTGTAAGTTTGCCTATCTGAACACGGAGCCTGTTAGCATCCCGAATGCTGATGGTGACGTTAGTCTGCTTCATGCCTCCGGAACTGTCGCTCCCGTAGTTCTGCATCGTTCCGTCTTTACCCCAGCGCCAGCCAGCGCTTCCGGCAACATAATTATTAGACTGCAGAGAATCCGTAATTTTACCGAACTGGATACTCGCATCACGGAAGAACGCATCATTGATGAATGTCTGCCCGTTCTGGATAACAAATGGCAAAGAAACAGTGCTGCCAGCTTGGGAGGTAACGGCAAAACGGTCGGCCAGGAAGATAACCTGTGACTGCATCCCTGATGGCGTATTCTCCACCCCGATCCCCATTCCTGCAGCGTAATACTGGCCATTACTCGTTACCCCAACTTTGATGTTGTACATCGCGCTGAGCTGGCCGTTTACGTTCGCAATGGCCTGGGCGTTCGTGGTGATAGAGGCAGTATGTCCATTGACTGTCGCCGTAATAGCATTTATCTGCGTGGCTGTAGACTGCTGATAATTCGAAACCGTATCGCTCAGGCTGTTGATGGATGCCGTATTACCGTTGACGTTCGTTTGCAGACTCAGCAATGCGCGTGCCGTTGCCTCCCTGTCATTGACGATCACCTCATCAATGCGGTCTAGCTGCGCGCTGTTACCGGCAACCGAAGCCGACAGGGTTTTACGTGTGGCCACCTGAGCGAGGTTGGCCTGGATTATCGCAATTGCCGAGTTCTTCACGCCTCCTGTCATGCCGTCCATCGAAACAGAAATCTCGTCTATCTTCACTTCGGCCTGCGCCAGCCCGTCAGCGTTCTCCTGGATGTCTTTCGCCTGCTGCTCGAGCTCGTCGGCATGCTTTTTAATGTCATCCGCCATGCCTGCAACTTTTTCGTTGCTGTCCACTGCGTTCTCGATCAGGTCTTTGAAGGTATCAGAGTCTTTCATTCCCTCCAGAATCACATCGGTGATGTCAGAAACATCGATACTTGCCTGTCCTCGCACCCATTCTGTGTACCCTGATTCGTTGCCGCTGCGGTCCACCAGCTGCGCGCGGTACCAGAAAATCTGCCCAGCCTTAAGGCCCATCTGCTGATATTTGCGCTGCGGGTAAGGCACATCGGCCAGCAGCATCGCATCTTCTTCTGTACCAGTCAGGCTGTACTGAATTTCCGTCTTCAGCGTGTCGTCGGTATTCGCCGGGAATCCCCAGTTGAGCTCGATACCGAATACCACGCTTTCAGAAGCGATGAAGCCAACCGGCTTCGGTGGATTGCCCACTTTACCCGTAAGCGTTTTCTCTTCTGAATAGCCCCAGCCTGACGAAATTTCGGCAGCATTGATGGCGCGCACGCGCACCAGGTAGCGCCCGGCATAAATCCCCGGGACGTCGAATGATGTGGTGGAGCTGCGCGGCACGTTAACCCAGTTCCCGTCGTTGCGGCGCCATTGCGCTTCATAGGCGATAGCGTTCTGCGCCTGGTCCCAGCTCACGCGCATCGTTTCGACACTGATATTTTGCTGCACCACAGAAAACGAGCTGATGACGATGTTCGCAGGCGGCGACTGGTTGCCCGGCGGGATCACGCTCACCGGCCGCTGGTCAATGATGGCTCCGGTATCAATGCGATCGAATTTATCCGGATCGTGATTTGCACCGACGATTGTGAACGTGCCGTCATTATTATCAGTTACTGTAATAACGCGATACTGCTGTGCGTAGAGCTCATCAGACTCAATGACCCATACGGCCTCGGCCTGTGGAAGCTCGCTAAAGGCGGTTGTCACGGTAACCATTCCACCTGACAGGGACTGAATCGTCCGGGATTGGGTAATACCCGACGGCAGGTTTACCATTATCCTGTCACCGGCCTTAGCACTTGGCACCCGGTCAAGTTTGAGTACACGACCATTAACCGCGGATAATCGACCGCCTAAATCTCGGCCAGAGAGATTTCGGTCAGCGACAGCAATTATGTAGCCAGGCTGAGGAATATTGCCGTCCAGACCAACGTCAAACGTTACAATCCTATCTTTATTGTTGGTCAGGATCCCCCAGCGCCCTTTCCTGTTAGCCTCAGATTGCCGGGTGCATCCGATAGCGGTGATCTCAAGCTGGTTGAAACCATAGCGCGCCACCAGAGCCTGCTCGAAGACGGGCTCCATTGCGTCAGCATAGCCATTTGCCGGATCCGACCAGGAAACAAGAGCGTTTGTGTAGCGACTTTTAGTTGTGCTACTGGAATACACAAATTTGCCGTCAACTACGTTAGCGTGCGTGTAGGTAAAATCGACATCTCTGGGCATGTCTGCAAGGGCAACAATCTGGTCGTCTCCCCAGTAGGTCATACCTCGAAAAATGGCGGCAAAGTCTCGCAGCACAGTGTAAGCGTCATTTCGATCTTGAATGTATACGTTGCAGGTGTAACGCGGTTCAGTTCCGCTCCCCCCCTTACCATCCGGTACCAGTTGATCACAATACTGAGCGACCTGATAAAGGGTCCATTTATCAATATTGGCTGCTGTTAGCCGATTACCAAGGCCGAAGCGGTCAGTGACTACCAGATCGTAAAATATCCACGCAGGGTTATCCGTCCATGCCCACTTAAATGCTCCCGTCCAGGTGCCGCTGTACGTTCGTGTTTCTGGGTCATAGGTATCGGGCAAACGAATAACACGCCCGCGGGGCTCGCAAGAAATTTGCGGAATTGAGCCATTGAACTGGCTCGAATCAAATTCGATGTACAGTAGCGCGGTGTTCGGATAGCGCAATTTGGCGTCGATTACTTCTGTGAAGCTTTGCAGCGTCATCGTGTCGCCAATCTTAGCGCTATTTGCGTCTGCGGTAATCTTGCGCAGCCTGATGGTCCAGGTGCTGCCCGCCTGAGGTAAATCAATACGGTGGCTGCGTTCATAACCAGAGGTGGTTTTCCCGGTCACGCTGGTATTTAGCACCGTCTGCCAGGTACCGCCATCTGTCTGCAGGTCAAATGCGTAGTTGACCGAATAGCCAACCAGATCGCCATCGTCCTCCTGTTTGAAGAGAGAAGGCCATTTTAGACGCAGGCGAACAGCTGAAAGCTGCGTATTGGTGAACGTGCGCGTCCACGCTGTAGAGCTGGAAACTTCGGAACCTACATTGATTTCATTTTCGGTACCTGGGATCCCTTGAATGTATTTTTGCGCCTGAGTTCCAGAACGAAACTCCCACGCCACGCCGCTGAAGTTCTGTGAACCATCTGCGTTCTCAAGTGCGGTGCCATCGAGATAAATATCGCGCGCAGTAAGTCCACCAGCAAACTCCCCCTCTCCCAGCGCGAGAAGGATTTTTGCCTTGGCAACTGACTGCAGGTCGTCTGGCTGTTCTGTAGGAGTTCTTGAGCTTGAACTGCCGCCCTTGCGGCCTTTAATAGCGGTTGCTATAGCCATATTGCGCCCATAAAAAAAGCCACCGGGAGGTGGCTTGTTGATAAATCTATTTACTGTTGGTCTTCTACATAGATACCGGCGGAGATGATCGCGCCACCTATACGGCGCCGTCCGTACAAGAGTGGTACCGGATTGCCCTGAGCTGTCGTATTTGTTACTCCACCAAAGGCATAACTGGCCTTGTTGTCTGCCGATTGCTTGCTGGCAAGTCCGGTTGTCTGTGGAGAAAGCATTTGAACGACACCGCCAAGGGCCATCGCAGCGCCAAATTGCATTAGAGGAACGCCGACAGCACCACCGCCAAAGTATGACGCCACAGCACCAACTGCGACCAAAGCCACACCTAAGATGGTCTGGAATACTCCACCACGTTTACTCCCGAGGATAACCGGCGCGATACGGATATCAGCGGTACTCTGATCCATAGAGAGTTCATCATCGTTCAGGTTACGCTTACCGCTGAATACAGCGTAAGTAAGCCCACGCTGCTTGCTGGTATTCAAAAACCGCTCGAAGCCTGGCACTATAACGCACAATGCACGGATGGCTTCTTTAGGCGAAGCAACAGAAAGTTTGAATTCACGACCAAATGTTGAGCCAAGTATTCCATAGAGGCGTATGGTTCTCATCGGCTGACCAGTTAAAAATGTCATACATGCCTCCAAAGTCTCTCTTGACTAAGAGAGACTATTAATGTTGATAGACTTTTTGATGTTTTTAACACGCAATCCAAGAATTCAAATCAACTTACTTATTTTTGGCTGACGGATTAGCAACTTCTGGGTGTTTTTTATTGAATTCAATAAAGCTACTTGGGCATTCCTTTGAAAGTAAATAATAATTTACTAAACATGCATCCGCCTTAGCTTCATCGCTCGAATGATACACACCATCTGCCAAAGATAATGTCGGAGCTAAATACCTGGCTTTAATCAACTCTTGCCCCAACGCCAAAGCATCCTTAGAAGTAGCTGCTGAACAAGACGTAACAGCACCGTCAAATAACGTCTTATTACCTTTGCAATTTAAGGACGCATCTAAGAAGGACTCGTGTAAATCGGTGCGCACTTGAATAAATGCAGGATCAGTAATATTTGAACCAGCCAAGATCCCTATCAGACCTAACCCACCTCCGATTGTAGCAATGGCTGAACCATTGGCGAGGTTCAAATCTCCCCATACCAACCATCGCAACAGGAAAAAACTCACTGCTACGGACGTTATCAAATATCCAAACCCAGTCCATAGATTGTGACTGTGCCCGAAGAAACTCAAGCATGCAAGCCCGACCCCAACGACAAATGGAACGCAGACAACGACCATTTTAATATAAAAATTATTCAAGTTGACAAATGCCACATTAATATCCGTTAATGAAGTAAGTTGGGCTCATTATTATATAAACTTCGATTGATGGCGAAGGATTTTGTTTGTCCTCTCACGCCAATATCCACCATATGGCACACGCTGGCTTAAATGACCGTAAAGATGATGAAGTAAGATATCACCTTCAAGCAATATGCCGGCATGGTTCCACTTGTTAGACTGAACTTGCATGATCACCATATCCCCCGGTTGCAGCGGCCCGTCGAATTCACGGAAACCACACTCATACCAGCAATCCTGATAGAAATTGTCCGGATAGCAGTCCTCCCACCACGGATAATCAACACGGTAATCTTTCAATTCGATACCATGTTCCTGCCTGTAATAGCTCATCACCAGTCCCCAACAGTCATAGTGTCCAAGCACAAACGGCCGCCCGATCAGTGGCAAATCACCGCGGGGAGTGATGGTGCGAAAGTCGCCTTCCGGCCAACTGACAATATGCCAGGGCAGCAACGTTGCATCGCATTGAGCCTTGTCCAGTTCGCTTGGTTGGGTTGTCGCGTCAGGGTGACTATGTACGATTCCCGTTATCGTCCCCCAGTCTTCAGCAGCGGCGTAATCCTCTGGTGAAAGGTGAAACTGTTCCGTTGGTTCAGCAGCCAGATTACGGCATGGAAAATAGCGTTCCACCCGGCTTTTCTGCGCTATCACGCCGCAGCATTCGTGGGGATAGTCTTTCGCAGCATGTGACAGGATGTCCTGAATTGTTTTCTGACGCATGTTAACTCCTGATCAAAGATGTTCCCGGAAAACCACCGAAAGGAAGTTCATTGTGTTCACCAAACCGAAGCTTGCAGGCGGTGAGCGTGCCGTTGCATTCATCCAATGAGGGATCGCTTACCGGATTGTTGTTTCTGTCGAAGTAAAGCGTGCCGGCATAATCGCACCCATCGCCGGTGCGGTACCTATTCCGGATGCACCATGTGCAAAGGGAATGCAACTGTCTGGTCGGAATCATCAATCCCTGCAGATCCATCGGGCTGGTAAGAACAAACTCGATACTTTCACCGGGAAGCTCACTATTTTTACCGTCGATATAGAAAACCCGCTTCCTCACCTGCAAGGGATCTGCTGTTGGATTTCCATCCGAGAAATTGCGCGCATCCAGGTAATGCGCAAAAGTGTCATGAATCGTAACTTTGGCCTGCAGCATATCGTCATAGGCCAGACAGAGCGCAGTGATAGAGCTGTCAATGTTGGCGACGGTGAGCGTCGGCTGGGCGCTACTGCCATCGGTTGACGCTTCCAGTCCCTCGAGCTTATATGGCCAGGCACCATACTCTTCGCCCTGCCACCAGATACTCTTCGCCTTTAACTTTGATTCGTCGCCGCCAGCAGCCGCAATCTCTTCTTCAGTATGTGGGAGGTTATAAGCGTGAAAGCGCAGAACGTCGTCCAGACCAAACGCAGAACCGTCTACCTCAAGAAGACGTATTTTTTCACCCGGTTCGAGGTGTTGATAATCTTCAGTAATCATGGTGCGTATGCCTGTTTGAAGGTTGCTTTTATAGTCATCACTTTGCTGGATAGCGGCTGGACTTTAATGGAATCAGCTTCAATCCGGTATAAACCGGTTTCGCCGACAGGAGACGTCCAGATAAAGGATTTTGTGATGTGCTTGCGGCAAAAACTCAGCGCATCGAGCATCTCTGCTTTTTTTCCCGTTAAGGTCATCGGCCATGACTGTTTTTCAGGGTTGATGCCTTCACCGGCGATCTGTTCAAATCCGTCTCCGAAGGATGCAGAGCGTGTTGCGTAAGTAAGCTCCCCTTCCATTCCCGCCTGAATCTGGGTTCGCCAGGTAAATGTTTCGATCGCCACCTTTCCTCCGGGCATAAAAAACCCGCCGAAGCGGGTTAAGTAGATACGTCAGCTCAAAGGTATCTTTTCTTTAGATCTTCAAGCCTGCTGTTTTCTTGCTCTGTAAAGCCAGAAGCATCAAACATCGCTTCTTTATTTGCACCATTTACTCTCGTTACTGTAACTGTGAAGACCGCATCAGCTGGAGCATCAACCTGCCCCCATTCAGAAAACTTATTCGGAGCCAATGCCCAAGTAGCTTCTTCACCCGGTTCAAGCCCGCCAGCAATTTCGTAGTTAAAATCTTTTTCCAGCCATGGAACTGAACGTCCATCGCTGGCTATCACACCATTGAAGTACACACGGGAAATAGCTTTATCAGTATTGTTTTTCACAACAAGGCGAATAATAGGTTGTGGCTTCCCATACTCTTCAGGTTCCAGGCTAAATCGAGATGATAGAACCTGTACTTTTTTGAGTTCTTCTTTGGCCTTCTCAGAGTCAGCTTTTTTCTGTTCAAGCTCTTTGATTTCCTGAATAGCCTGCTCTTTCTGCTTAAGTTCCCTCTCGGCAGTTACTTGCTGAGCATAAGAGATGATTTCCTCTCCAGTTTTGCCAGACAGGGGCTCGCGCATCTTCTTGCTTAGATCTTCTTTGTCACTTTCTGACGATGCTCGCATTAGGTCAGCCATATTAATGTTACTGAACGCTACGACCTTTAAAGCGCTATCAAATTCTTCCCGTTTATTTTCCGGAAGAGATTCTCTGACCTTGGCTATAGATGATTTCATTGCGTCATCAGTTGATGAGTCAATTTTAGGTTTATCGCACCCGGCTAATAAGAAGGAAAGAAATAACACACCTACAATTTTTTTCATGTCCCTATTCCATCAGTAAAAATTGAGATTAATCCTATCAGGAATTGGCATAACGGCAAAATCTGCGGAGGCACTTTATCTTGATTTCGTTGCATTCCAGATGAGACCTCCAGGCTGGAGCTGTTTGGCTATACCTGCGCGTACTGACTGATCAATGGTCTGCTTGTAAGCCCGAGAAATGGCGTCACTGTCATCAGAAGCCTGCTGCTGAGTGTTCTGGTTATGAACGATCACGGACGTTTGAACGATTACGCCGCCAGTTGCCGAAGATTGCAGCCCATACATCGGGGCGCGGCCAACATAACCGCCGTTTGCATACCCCTGAGCTCCACGCATAAGCGCATACAGATTGCCGACACCCAGTGCACGGGTCGCTTCCTTCGTAAATACAAACTCACCGCCGTGTACAACGCCTTTCGGTTGGTATTTACCGCCATCTCCCGTGTAGCCGCCTCCATCAAAACCTGGGACCAAACCACCACCTGAGAAACCAAAGAACGCGCCGATACCGGTTCCACCAAACGCTGACTTCATTCCATTAACCAGAGCCAGTTGGGTCAGCATCTGGGCGATGCCCTTGAGGAAAGTGGAAAGGAAATCTGAGAAGTTAGATTTACCTGTTGTGAAGAAATCAGTCAGGGTGCTGGCCATCCCGGTGAACGCGTTACTAGTAACCGTCTGCACCTGGGAGTACACATTGGTCGCGCTGTCTTCGAAATCAGCCCATCCCTTTTTCGCGCCGGTCAGCCAGTCACCCCGTAGCTGATCCTCAGCATCATAGTAATCGTTAGCTGCCTTAAGCTGTTTCTGATATCCCTCTTCATCAAGCGAACCACCAGTATTTTTCCAGCCGGCGGCGAGCTGACTTTTTGCCAGCTCACGCTGCGCCTGGCGGTCACTCATCCCCGCGCCACCCAGTAATGCGGCCTGTTTCTCAGCCATCTGCGTGACGTATTTCTGCGAGGTATCTATGCGCTTGTTAAGCAGTTCCTGCACGGAAATCTGATCACCCAACAGGGCTTTCTGCCGTGCCAACTGAAGCACCTGGTCTTTACTCGCCAGCAGGGATTGCTCCTGCTTTGTCAGTGAACGTGAACGCGAGGCCTCCTCCAGCACCTGAAATTTCGCTTCAGTCGTCCACAGTTCTTTGCGCTGCTGGCTGATAGTGTCGTTCAGCCCTTTATGCTGCTGTAGCGCGCGTAACTGTGCCTGAAGCGCCAGCAGCTCGGCCTGGGCAGCATCCGTTCTGCGATCGCCAGCCGAGAAAGTGCTCTGCTTTCCGGTTTTCGTCTTTTTGCCAAAAGAAGCGACTCCTTCCCGATCCTTCTGGGTGGTTGCGGTACTTATCTTTCTGGTCGTATCGAGGTATTTACCTGCGCTGATATCAGCCGCATCCCAGTCTTTTTTCAGCTGAGAAACACTGTCGCCATAAGCGCTGGCCATTTGTTCGTTATAGTCCTGCCATCCCTGCAAAGTATCCGTTTTCGCCCAGTCAGGAATGAGATTAATCGCAGCCGCGATAGAGGAAGAAATGATCTGGTTCAGCTTCTGGAAAACGATCGCAACGCTGTAATAAATTGCGTTGAATTCCTTCAGAGTGTTTGATGCCAGCTCAGCTACCCACTGACCGATACTCTGCATAGCCCCAGACGCCCAGCCCTTGATATCCAGCCACAGTCGTCCAAACGGTGTCAGCGAGTCGTAAGCCTGCTCTCCACGTTTTGCCATCGTATCGCCAAACAGGTCCATAGCCTGCGTAACGGCCGCGGTCTGGTCCTTTTGCTTTATCAGATCGTCAACATGCTTAAGTTGTGAAACGGTCAGGAAATTATATTGTTCGTTGAGACTCTGCAGCGCTTTAACAGGGTCTTTTTCGATGTCCTTATAGGCTTTGGCGATGTCCTGCGCCGAGACTATACCGGTCTGAACCGCCAGCGCCGTAGAGCCCGCTGCTTTTTCAAGTTGCTGCTGTGTCAGCGATCCCATGCCAACCAGCTCAGTCATCAAACTCTGAACGGTACCTACAGTAGCGCCAGTAGAGGCAGCAATAGACTGAGAGGAAGCCATAATCTGGAGCGCTGACGTGCCGGCAATATTGCCAGTCCTGATAATGGCCTTGTTGATTTCGTCGTAGGCGGTGAAGTAGTCCGCTCCCGCTTTTGCAGCAATCAGAACAGCACCGGCCAGGCCACCAATGGCCACTCGGGCAGGAGTCACCATCGACAACATCGCTTTCAGAGCATTGCCTACACCTCCAAACGAATCGCGCAGCTGGCCGCCCTGCTGAATGGCTACCATATAAACCGGCATACCAGACGCCAATGAAGTTACGATGTCTGTCATTTGCATTGGTAGATAACGCATCGCGTTGCGGTATTGCCCCGCGCTGATCGCTCCTGAATTCCACGCTTCCTCCTGCTCTTTCAGTCGGGCGATCATCGGTGCAGCACGATCGGACACGCCAAGTTGGGCTGCTTTTAGCTCTAATAGTTCTGCGCGCGTTTTTCCGATTGCTGTGACCTGCTCTTCCAGCGAATCGATAAAGGTTTTGCCCGCCGCAGCTGCACGCTGTGCTGCCTGTGCCTGTTCAATGCGAGCCCGCCCCTCTGCGGTCTCACACTCCATGACCTGCGCCAGTTTAGCTCGGGTCGTCTCAAGCACGCTGTTGTAGCGAGTAAAGTCTTCATCCCCTACCAGCCCTTTACCGCGAAACTTCGCCAGGCTCTCCTGGATCGTGTCCAGTTCATCCAGCGCCTTGTTTACCGGGCTAATTTTATTCAGCAGGTTCTGCAACTCCTGGCGCTGTTGCTTCAGACTTTCGCTGTTTTTCTTTTGGTTATCGATACCGGTGCGGAACGTACTGTTCAGGTCATCAGCTTTACCTGCCGCGGCGGTCGCGGTTTCCTGAAAGCGATCCAGTGCCTGATTACCGCGCTCCAGCTCACTGGTATTTACACGCAGGGAAATCGTGGCGATGTCGTTACTCATTCCGCCCTCTCTTTATGCATAACTTTTAGTGCGGCGCTCTCCATGATTCGGATGTCCGAAAGCGCGGTTGCCTCGTCCTCGACGTGATGCAGGCGCATTACCCAGGGCAGCACGTTGTAATCAAGCCCTGATGCACCTCCCATGCCCGTGCGCCACTGCGTACTGACAGCCTGAAACACTAGGAATGACGGCCAAACATCTGGCCAGACGTCGATGTATTGATCGTCGTAGTCATCCGGCGTAAGCCCGTAAGGCGCCAGGTCTGCCGCTGTGGGTTCAGGCGTATAGAATGCAGAGGCAACCGCTATCAGTTTTTTTCGCGCTGCCCCATCAGCTCGCGGTAGTAGGTTTCCGGAATGGCCTTCATTGCCGCCGGATAGTTTTCCAGCAGTACCGACAGATTCTCCGCGTTGAACGCATCGGGAAGTGCCCAACCAGAAATGATTTCCATTAGAAAATCAGTGGCGGTTTTGCCTTCGAGTCTTTCCAGGTCAGCCAGTTCTTTAAGCGGCTTGTGATGAAACGTGAACGTCAGCACGCCATCCTCATCCCCGGCACGGGGAATCGAGACATTGGCCTTAAAAGTAGGTTTGGGCTGAAGAGTGAATTTGGTCGCCATTGATACCTCTTACGAAAAAAATGCCTCCGCAAAGGGAGGCAAAGATAGTGAAAGTTCTGACGGGTCAGGCGGCAGCGTCGGTCAACTTATAGAACGTCATCGCAGGTGACTGCAGGTTCAGCACCACGCTCACTGTCTCTACCTCGTTAACCGCTGTGGTCGGCGTGTCATCAAAGGAGACCGTGGCCGCCCAGTACCGATTCTCCTTCGCCTTCGGCACGTACATGTACGCTGCAACAGTCTCTTCCTCTTCATCCAACTGGCGCAGTAGTGGATAAACCGGGAGCGCAGAGTCATGTGCAATCGAGTAGGTCTGAGAGACAGCAGATTTATAGGTATTCAGGTTGCGCTGGCGGTCATCGCTCAGGAACTGAATCTGCGTTGTGTTCTGATCGCCACCGGATTTAGAAACCTCAGTGATTTGCGGCAACTCGGTCCATTCAAGCACTTTGCGGATCGAACCGGTACCGCCACCAGCAGCATATTTGTTTTTGTTGGTGGTATTGATATTGCGAAGAGTGACAGCATTCTCCGCAATCGCGTCGATTTTCGCGATAACGTTATCAATACCCGACCAGTTGCAGTTCACGTGAACGATATCGCCGACCGCAATATCGTCCGCGGCGCTAACGGTGATCACCGCGTGCTCAGCATTCGTCGCGCCGGTGAATGTAATGGCCGGGCCGTAGCCCGATGCCAGATAGACGTGAGCGCCGTTAGGCAGTGCAAAGCCCATAATGGTTTCTCCTTCAGAAACAAGAAATCCGGCATTAAGCCGGTCAGTTGTGGGGCATCAGAGAGGGAATCAGCTGGTAATGTCTGCCCGATAATTCAGGCTGACAGGAACGGTGTAGAACACAGGTGTAGGGACGCCGCGGAATATCCCAGGCGTGCTGCTAATCCAGCAGGTAAAATCTTTGCCTGCAATTTCCAGCCCTTCGGGGAACAATTCCGCTACTCTGCCCGCTAGGGCAACGACGGAGGTACGGCCGGAGCCGGCTGGCGCCACGACATTAATCTGGTACACGCCAGAATAAGTCCGGCAGCGCAAGCCGAGATCGATTGTTCGCGGCGTAACGGGCATATCGTGAACGGCCAGGTACATCTCGTTAGCAGGAGGTGTGAACGGCACGTTCTCCCATGCAACCGAAATGCCCTCGGCATCGGCCCAGGCACCCAGTCTGGCGGCCAGTGCAGATGCAATATCAGGAATCACTTAGTCACCTCCCTGACAGCTTCCTCAAAGAAGCGTTGAAACTCAGCTGCAGTTATGCGGACCATACCGCCCGGAGCCTGTGTGGAATGCCCCATTTCAAGCGGGTAGGCATAGGGCACGTTGTTGCAGAAATAAATGGCCTTCATCCCGACTTTGAAGAGCGACAGCGTGTAGTTCCCGGCCGCTTTTGTCAGGTCGCCGGTCTTGTCTATTCGCCCTGTCTCGTCAGTAGTTGGCGCATCAAAGGACACCTGCCAGTTACCGCGAAAGCGTCCGCCCGTATACCCCGGCGGTGCTTTGATATCCATCCCATCCACCACCTGGGCTTTTTTCTTCAGTCGCCCGGTTTTGGTCAAGTTGTCGGGATTGGCGCGCTGCGCCTCGTTGTGGTCGTAAACAGCGCGATTATAGGAAACGGCTGCCTGGTTGACTTCCCATAACTCCGGGTTGCCCACTGGGGACATCATCACCAGTTGATTAAGGATCCGAATGCCGACAGCGCGTACGACTGCTTCCTGATTCGCTTTGGCTTTGTCCACAAATGCGGTGATGGCAGCCGTGAACGCCTTATTATCGCCCATTTTATGCCCTCAACTGAGCTTTGTAGCAGAGCACCACAGCGCCCGGTTTCACCGGGTTAGGTTTAACAATACGGTAGGCTGTGCCGTCAATATCAACCACATCACTGATTTTAATTTCCTGCTCTGCCGTAAAAACGATCTGCACGTCGCCGTTAACGATGACCGTTCCATCAATTTCACCTGGCGCGTATTCAGTCTTCACGCCCACAGCAGTAAAACGGACCGCTTCAGTTTTATGCTCAACGCCACCAATAACCGCTACCGAACCTTTACGGGTGATGTTGTACGCCACGCCGTTCTGCCTGAGCATGCGGGTCGTTCTGGCCTGCACACGTTGGTAATCAATCGCCATATCAGGCCCTCTCTGCAAATGCATTAATGGCGTAACCACGACCACCAGCGAGGTCGCCCAGCAGCGCCATAACGGCAGGATAGGACGGCGTGAAAACCTCACCATCTGCGACCGCATAGGTCATGGTGACAGCACCTTCCACACGTTCAGTTTTCACAGCGGCTTCGCGCACGCTGGAGAGTAAATCCCCGTCGATTGCCTCTACCGCCAGCATGCACTGCGCGGTTATAACCTGCCGTGGAACTTCATCCGGCGGGAAATCATGTTCATCCAGAATGACATTCGCCCGTGGCCAGGCCAGCGGCTGTCGAGGGTCTGCTTTTGAGCCAACCCAGTCCAGCCCCTCCAGGTAATCCATTGCTTTAATCAGCAAAGGTGTGAGCTTGTCAGATAGTTCAATGCCGCGTATTTCCGCAAATGAGGCAAGATCCTCTTCACTGGCGTAGCTGTTCGCATCAGAAGAGGTGATATCGGTATTGATCATCGAATAATCCTGTTTATGGGGCTTTCGCCCCATTCGTTATTCTCCGGCAGGCGCAGCAAAGGTGATCAAATCAGTGGTTTTCGCCACTCCTTCAACCATGCCGGTTACCGTGAAGGTGCCAGCAACGTCTGATGTGAGTTTCACCGTTGCACCACCAGCAGAGCCTGTTTGAGAACTGGCCGTGCTAAGCGTGCCACCTGTGGACGACCACGCGACGGTTTTACCGGATACACCGGAGCCATTTAGCGTGTACTTCAGAGAAACAGTTACCGCGTCTGTGCTGTCAGCAGTTGCGGAGGTTTTATCCGCTGACAGCGTTACTCCCCCGCCGCGGATCCCAGCTTAATCAGCACGCCAGCCGTAGATTTGTTGCTGGTGAAGTGCTTCTTCCAGTTACCTGCAGTGCCGATTTTGGTCAGGTCTGGGTTATCGCCTTTGGAGGTATCCCAGCTGTAACCCAGCAGGTCGACATTCACCACGCCTTCAGCGCGGTATCCGATAGCCAGGTTTTCCTGGTCGTTGATGTCGTAGGAACGGAAGCCCGGCGCCTGAGACTCGGTGACGGTAACCGCTCCGGCCACCAGCCCAAGGATCGCATCAGCATCCATAGTGTCGGTAACCAGTACAGGTTTACCCAGCGTGCCCGGCTGCCCGCCGTAAACCACAACGCCTGCTTCTTCGTAGATTTTGTTGGCAATCGCCTCATCCACGATGTCGAAGTAAGTGGCGGAGTGCATAACGAAGAGCACCACACGGTTGAACTTATCGCCGTATTTGCGCAGGCCGCGCGTCAGGGTCTTTTTACCGTCAGTCTCAATGTCGGCGGTTACGACCATGTCGGCGTTAGCACCAATCGCCGCAGTCAGCGCTTTCAGGCCATATTTCACGTAGCCTTCCAGCGTTGCGTCAGCCACATCAGTGCCGATTACTTCGGAGAACTCGTCAACCGAGCGGCCACGGCGTTTGAATGCTTCTTCAGTCGTTTCGTATGGACCGTATTTCCACGGCGCTTTGACGGAGACGGCTTCACCTGCGCCAATCTTCTTACCCGTCACTTTTTCGGTGGAGTTAACATCTCGCGATTCGATCGAGCCCCCCACCTTGTAGAAGGCACGTTTGCGGAAATCACCTTCAATAAGCTCGTTATCCAGCAGAATCGCCCCGTTGGAAGAGGCATTAAAGATTGCCAGGTTATCCTGTCGGCGCTCAAGGAAAGCGGTCTGAGCCAGGTCGTCATAAATAATCAGGTCGGTATTAACAGTCGTCATTCGGGAAACGCCTTATTTCGGAAGTTTGAGGAAGGCCTGCTGGCCATGCTTGCGGATGTAGTCCGCTTTGTCGCTGGCGCTCATTTCGGAACGTTTCAGGCTGCCACCGCCGTTTGGTTTGTGTCCGCCCGCGCCGGTGCCTTCAGCGCGTGGGAACAGATGCGGAGCCGTCTCCTTAAGAGACTCAGCCCACTCAAGCGGGCTCAGTGGAGTTTTGCCGTCTTTACCGAACAGAACATCGCCATTTGCATCAACTGCTACGGCCTCGCCTTCGTCGTTGAGCAGAAATGTGCCTTTGGCACGCAGAATCAGATCGTCGGATGCTTCAGGCAGCGCGCCAGCTTTTGAGGCTGCTGCACGGATTGCATCGCCCAGAACTCGATCCCGGAATTTGTTGGAGAACGCTTCGGCTTTGTCCGCGCGCTCGTTTGCGGCTTTGATTTGCTTATCGACGTCAGCACGCAGACGCTCGGTGCGCTTATCGAGCACCTCATCAATTTTTCCGGCGGCGATAAGCTTTGCCTCTTCGTCGTCGGAAAAACGCTGGAGGATCCCGCGCACTGCATCAGGATCGATACCATCAAAGCGAGACAGGGTTTCTTTTTGCTGCTTGATGGTGCCCAGCAGCTCAGAGTTTTTCGATTTCAGGCCTGTAACTTCGCTGGTCACACGCTCATCAATCAGCTTCTGGATTTCTGGGGTGATTTCGATACCACCGCCACCGCTGCCCTCTCCGCCGCTTTCTGGTGCATAAAATTTTAAGAGCATGTTTCGAATTAACATAATTTCCCCTTGGGATTTTGCAGGGCCTCGCCCATAAAAAAGCCCCGGCGAATGCCAGGGCGTGAAGAAAGTAATGGTTGTTAGTAGTCAGTACCTGAGAGCTGTTTCAGACGTTCCAGGCTGATCCATTCGCCTTTGTCAGTGAACATATCCGCCAGGTCGATTTCACCCGTGCGGAAAAGACGGCCACGCTCGGCACCCAGAACCTGATCCTGCCTTTGAGCTGACTGACGCGCGAGCCATTCCTGATAAGAGGTTTTCCCCGGTACCTGCCCATCCATGCTGGCACGAGTGCCCTCGTCCATCTCGTCGATATCAATGCCGAGTTCGCGCCAGGACTTGAGAATTAGGGTTTCAGTAGAACGGCAGCAGAAATGAATTTTCCCGGGTCCCTGCAGGTAAGGCACCTTATGCCCGACAGGTTTGTTATCCAGGGTGTAGCGCAGCAGGTCACGAATAATGCAGTCATGGCTTGTTTTATTGTCCAGCGTAGACAGCCACTGTTTGCCTTTCACGATATCGCTGTTGGCGCTGGTGAAGCTGTTGCGTGCAGTGGCAGCCAGATGATTCACAGCTGTTTTAGCGATGCTGGCGGCGTTTGCCCTGCTCATCTGCAGCGCGCCGTCGCGATAGTCTTTATTGGCGTGGCCGCGAACATTGCGCGCGATAGTCTCTACAGTGTCGCCGGCAAGATACCCCCTGCGGACGGCGTTCACGATCCGCGCCAGCCTGTCCGATTCCAGATTATCCGCCCACTCACTCAGTAGCCTCCCCTGAAAGGGTTGCGCCATCGCCGCGGCATACACCATATCGGCGGTGATGCCCTGCAGCGGATAGTGGGACAGGATCTGTGATGGCAGAAGGGAATCGAACAGGCTCAGCTGATAACTGGCTTCGTTCTTAGCCAGCGCCACGAGCTCACCCTTGAGCCCTGCCTGCATGGTAGCTACTGCCTGATGATTAAGTTCGCGTACGCTGCCCAGTAAACTCTGCAGACGGCTAACAGTGAAGCTCTCAGGAGGCAATCTGTCCAGCGCATCCAGTAGACGTGCCGACAGGTCAGCATCCGTCTCGTTAAGCAACTTCACCATCCGGTTTGCCACGCCGGTGGCGTAGCGGCTTAACCAGACGGAATGTGCGATTGATTCATCGCGCAAGCTTTCGTTTACTGTTGCCATATCAGCCACCGGTCAATGTGGGGGCTTGGTTGCGAAGTGCATCAATCACTTCGTCCGGGCTGTCGGCAGGGTCAATGAGATCGAGCTTCTGTAGTGCTCGAATCATATCGCTATCGCGCAGCGCACCGGACTGCCAGGCGTTGACGATTGCCGTCACCATGCCCGACTCGGCAACCTTAACAATGAATTCCTGGTTGATGGTGTAACTCGTCGTCTCACCATTGATGCCAAGGTATTTCGCACACCATCCCAGCGCCAGCGTATAGGCCTCAGAAACGTTCGAAACGCAAATACCAAGTACAGACGTTGATGATGTTTGCTCGCCGCTCGCCTGAGTAGCCGTCTTCGCCGTGGTGTTCTGCTCAATCAGTCTGGCCCCTAGTTGCACCATGTAATCGCGTTTACTATCCATAGCCTCCTTCGCCAGCATGTTCGGCTGCGCCTGGGCATAGCCAAACGAGCCATCTCTGGGAAGCATCAGTGGTGAACGGGAACCAATTTTCACTCCGGTCTTCTCAAGGTGATCGCGCCAGTTTGTATCAAGCCCAGTCATATAAGGCTGCACCTGGCCACAGAACCACACGCTGTCCTCATAGTCAGCGCTGTTCCGGTAATGGCCGTGGTTTATCTCAACCAGCGCGGCCAGCGGGGAGTCATCGATAGTGGGATCGTTGTTCTGTGCACCGACAAAAGTGAACGGGATTTCGTCCCAGTAGTCCTTTCCTTTCGGCTTAGGGTGGTACTCACTGTCAACGGTGTAGGTTCCGCTTGCTGTGCCACCAGCCCGGCGCCATACCCGGCAGATGAACCGCCCTTCTTCCAGCGCCAGTTCGCGGTATTGGATTTCATCCTTGTAAGCGAAACCGTCAGGCTCTTCTACACATTCACGCAGGACCACCAGCACCAGTTGATCGCGTCCATTAATACGCTTTGTTCGCCAGTTGATGATGTTCTCTGCCTGATAGCGGAGGATAATCGCTTCGTCAGATTCTTCTGCGTAGTCGACATAAAGCCCATCTCGCGCAACTTCCAGCACGTTCTCGGTCACCAGCTGCGACTGCTGGTAAATACTGGTACCGGCCCCGTCAGCATTGTCCAACAGGTATTTCAGCTTTTCAGGACCGTTAAACGTGGGGTCCTTGCGATATGCCATCCCAAGCATGCCGATCTTCGTATTGCCGGCAATGGCATAGAACACAGCGCGGCTCTGATAGTCCTCATTACGCTTTTTATTGCGTAATGATTTATCGGTTGGGTCGAGATACGGCAGATACTTGTTACCTGCTGCTTTTACGGCCTCGGCCCCTTTGCAAAAGTCCCTGTATTTCCGCCAGGCAGCAGAAGCCGCCCGGTGTTCTGGTCGAACCCAGGTGATGTCGTCGTTTGCCATATCAGAAAGTGGTGTCCATGGTGATTGAGTATGCCGGTTTCACAATCGGGTAATCCTTCACGATGAAGTACCCACCAGCATCATTGGGGTGATCGTTATCAGCTGATTTGTCCGGTTCGCCATTGGCCGCCCAGATTTGCTGTTCGAGGCTTTCGGTATAAACCGGGCAGTTCTGGACGTTCACCAGATAGCGGCGTTCGCCGTTGGCGTTACAGAACATGGCGTTCATCGAGTTGATACGGTCCTTAACCGGCGGGTTGGCATCATCAACAATGACGCTGAATCCGGCATCGTTGAGCTGAGCAATATCGGTCTTGCTGGCATTCTGCGACTTGCGTGAGTCACCAGAGGCATCCGGATAGATGTAAATCTCCCGGCTTTTAACGTATCGGCCATCCTCGTAGCGCCAGAACTCTTCCTGGATACGCTTAATCATCGCCGGCGTGTCATAGACCTTAACCAGCTCACGAACCGCACGCGGCAGGCCATTACGCTTAACGTGAACAATCGCGGCCATTTTTCCCACGTTGAAGTCCATGCCGATAAACAGCGGATCCCCATCCTGAACCTCATCAGAACAGTTATTGAGCTTACGGTTGAACGTGTGGTAAATGGTCCCGCTGTTGAGGTTGGTGAATTTGCCGCGCAGATAGGCCTGAATCAGTTCGTCAGGGTATGAGCTCAGAAGCGATGGAATGTAGTCAGGCGGCAGGTTCTTCGCGTTGTCGAACGTGCTGGCCTGTATCAGCCCGTACAGAGCAGAAAGCTCAGGCTTTTCACGCACCGCCTTCACAAACTGCTGGTAGACGAACTTGAAGCCCTCCGGCGTAGTCGTTACATCGATGCCGTTACGCAACCCGTCGATCTTATAACGCATACGGGCGATGATTTTTCGCCAGGCCTGCTGCGCTTTAGCAGCCGTCATGACGTCCAGTTCATCCACCATCGCATTACCGATTTTGAAACCTACTATCGAGCCGGGTTTCTCCATCGAACGGCAGATAGTTGTCCCGCGGTATCGTCGCCCCTCGTAGAAGTGAACCTCTTTGTTCCCTTCATTGATTTTGACGTTCAAGCCCCAGTCAAAGGCCACCTCTTCAATCGTCGGGTAGAAGATGTCACGTATCTGCGGGTACGTCGGCGCGAAATAACCTTGGTTGATTTTAGGGTGTTCCCACATCCCTTTACAGATGCCGCCACAACCCACCCACGTCTTACCGGAACCGAACCCGGCAACATAGGCTTTGAATTTGTGCTGCATCGCGAGGAAGCGCGCCTGAGGAATGTTAAGTGTCGGGCTGATCCCCATCGTCTGCCCTCGCATCCACTACGTTGATATTGATCTGCACTGGGGTCGGTTCATCGTCCTCACCATCACCGGCTAACTCTTTACGGAGTTTCTCGACCTCAAGCTGCCGGCGTTCGATTTCAATCTGCTGCAGGCGCTGGGCGAACTCGCTATCGGCCAGGCCAAGTCGCTTCATTACCGCTTCGAACATTCTTTCACGGCTGATGGCTGTAATTTCGACGCCGTTTTTGCCAACCTTCACGCCGGAGTAAGCGAGACGGGAAGCTGCCGGAAGTTTGCGCGTATCAGGGAAATAAGGCTGACCGATGCCATCACCGTTGCAGCGCGGGCATTCTGGGTTTGGTTCTCGGTTGTGGTCGTAGCCATAGCCGCCGGAATCTTCGGGTTCACGTCTGTCACGCTCAACAGCCTCGAGTCTTTTCTCTTCGAACTCCACGGCATCACGCCACTGATACTGGTGACCAAAGCCCCAGCAGTAACGACACGCACCGCGGCGATACTGCGAAAGCTGATTTGCATCGAAAGTGGCTAGCTGCCACATCTGTTCGAGTACCTCATCGGCACTGCCAAGCGTGCGCGCAATGGAGGCTTTTTGCTGCTGCGCAATTGCCTGCGCAACGTTAGGATTCGCTATGAGCTGACGACCGTAGTTTGGGTCACTATAACCAGCACGTGCAGCGGCGGCTGTGGCGTTGTTGTCCTTCAGGTACTCCGCGACAAATAAGCGCTGCTGAGCAGTAAGTCCATCATCATCCACCAGCACATTTGCGCTTTTATCTTTCTGCGCAGTGCGCACTATCTTTCGCGCGTAAATTTTTGTATTTTGCGCAGTAGCTTTCTTGATATAGCGGCGAGCAGTTACATAATTAAGGTTATGTGTCTCGCACCATTCCTTAGGGGATATGCCAGTAGCAGCGTGATCAGACAGGAACCGCTTCTGCAGCTCGCCCCAGTCCGGCTTAGCCATTGTTACCTCTAAACTGATTGAACTTTAGACGTCACTCACAGCTTCAGTATTTGAAGCAATGAAGTATTTTTCTCAAAGAAATCTTGAAATGAGGATTTAAGCTTATGATATATGTATAATTACGATGACGTACAGAAAATCAAGGCCAATCTCGAGTGGATAGTGCATCAAGCCTCTGCCCGGTCTCATTTGCGCACTGAGCATGACCAATTAGTGATTTCCGATCTAATGGAACTAATCCAGACATATGAAACGCTTCTGGACCTTGTAAGCCAATTTGGTGCTTCCGTCTTAAATTCGGAAATCATAGCGGGTCTATCAATCACAGAGGAATTCATTGCTAAAGTTAAGAGGAATGAGGGTGCGATGTGAGCGACAAACACACTGTGAGACGATTGATTCGTGTATAGAAGCTTCAAACTGGTGGATTACAGTTTGAAGCTTGGGTTATTTAATTGCCGTACAGCCGATTGAAAAGGGCATTTTTTATCGCATCAGAATCAATCGGATCCAGGTTTAACCAGGTCAATGTCTCACGATTCTTTTCTGCATTGAAATCTGAAAACACACCATGGATATCACCGCTATCAGGTGAGTAGAGAACAGCAATATTCTGTTCTGGACAACTGTGTGGTTTACATCCTGACAGCGCAATATACTTTTTGCCCGCAACTGTTACTTCGGTTGATGGCGTGCTCGTGCCACCACTTTTTACCCATGCAGGTAGTTTGTTTTTACTAATCAGCTGGGAGTAGCTTTTAGACGTGCTTTTTGCACTGGCGAAGTCAGAAAGAGACTGCCCCTCGTCGGCAAGAGCACTGAAAGATACAAAAGCCATAGCAGCGATAATCACTTTACCTTTCATGTTAATCCTCACTCCATAAAGACATCTCAACACTATACCTTATCGGCTACTATGTCAGCCCTACAGTTAGCTAGCGGATTCCATATTACTGCCTATCCCAAGTGATTAAGTCAGAATCATCCTAATAGCTACCGCTTATGCTTGTTGATTACGGACTGCTTGCCAGACTATTCAAGACTCTGATGAGGAGTTTGCCAACTCCAAGGAAACATCCATAAAAAGAGCAAGTGAAACTGAGACTCTGGTAGCCCTCCTTGTGAGGGCATTTTTTTACAATGCTGCGCTTCGCTTGTTAAATATTGAGTCTTTTCTACAATTTAATAGTGCTTTGCTATGTCAGGTAAAGCCGTCGTTCAGGAATACCCGTGTGCTCAAGGACGAGCCATCCCTAATTCTTTCTTTCCAACTCGATCTGCCTTATGCCAGCGAAATTATTGTTGCCCTTTTCAATTACAGCCAGTAGCGGCTTAATCCACAATACTGCCTGGCAGTACGTCATGGAGTTGGTGGCAACGGCACGATCATCGGCTGTGTCAGGTCCATTGGAATCGGTGTGCATGGCGCTGGCACGTAAACGGTGCGCGTATTTGAGCAGCCCACCAGCAATGTCAGCAGGAACAGGCAGATCACAGGTTTTTTCACGGCGGAGAATCTCCCGGTATTCGATTACGGTTTCTTCGGTGCTGGTGTCAATCAGGGAGTTGAGCCTATTGGCATGTTCTGCAACCTGATTGAATCGATTGAAGTTGAATGCCTGGGTAGCGATAACCTGCCCCTGCAGAGAATTGTCACTTCGCAGAACGTCGTTTTCGCTTTGAAGATTACTGGCCTCCGAGCAGCTCCGAACGAGGGCAACCGAAAGGCCAGCAATAATGACAACGCCGATAATACCCGGATTAATTTTCACTGGTCTATCCCCCAGCACGCCAGCGCACTTTCCTGGTCTCGCCGTTCTACCTGACCGTAGCAGCCGTTCTTCTGACCTTTAGTCATACTGCAATCGCGACCACCGTCTTTAATCCACCAGCGGATTGCCTCGCATGCCCCGCGGCGGTCACCGGCATTAATGCGCTTATAGAACGTGGACGGGAAGCACTTACCTGGCCCGATGTTGTACGGGCAGAAAGAAGCTATCCCAGCTTTCTGAGGTTCGGTAAGCGGTACCGTAATATTGCGATCAACCCACGCCAGAGCCTTATTGCGTTCGATGGCGTTCACCTGATTGCATTTGGCCTGAGTCAATTTCATGCCCTGCACAATCGGTTTACCATCAACCATCGTTGCGCCGCGGCAAATAGTCCAGATACCGCCGCCATCTTTGTAGGCCGTGAGGCTGTTACCCTCTTTCTCATTCAGAAACTGATCGAGAATGACGGATGCAGGAGCACCAGCCAGTACCAGCCCCAGAACTACAGTACTCAACTTTGCTCTGGATCCCATCACTCACCTTCCTTTTGTAATGCCTCAACGACCACGCTTGCAGCGGCAGGACGCTCTTGAAGGGGTTTATCACCAACGCCTTTCAGGTAGTCATTGACCATTTTTGTTCGCTTCTCATCCTCTCTACGCCTACGGTTTGCATCTACCCGCCCGTTAATGTACGAGGCTAGCGAGATAAGCAGACCAGCAGCGCCAAAGAACATGAACACCAGATCCTGAGTGGTAAATCCAATGGCTGACGCCAGAGCTGCTACCCACGCGAAGAACTGCGTGAAGATGTTCCCTGAATCATTCATTTTCATGGTCTCTCACCTCGCTAGGTGCGGGTGCTGATTTTGGAATAAAAAAGGCCGCCAATCGGCTGCCTTGTGAGGATTGAAATCTGCTGCAGCTTCCTTCTCCTGAGAAGTGCAATAAATTAAATAATCCTTAAGAAGAGCTATTTAACCCCTTAAAATAATTAACTTTTCACATAGTTTTTAAATGTTATCATTTGCGTTAAGTTAATGACTTATCCTCGTAGGGAAAAAAGAGATACAAGCTGGTAGCACTGGCATTATTCATGCGGAGAAGATTGATGTCGTTCTCCGCACTTTTTTTGTGCACTGAGCTAGATATCAAATGTCCACCAGCTATTACATTAGTGCCAGAAACATGATCAGACATTTAGCCCCCTCTTTCTTTGGCTACCCCATTCAGAAAATTTGAATGGAGAGAAAAAAAGCCCGCTCTTTTGAAGCGGGCCAATGAGTTGACTATTTGTAAGGTAGGTGTGAGTGAAACCAATACCTCAGTAGTGAGACTGTATCGACTGATTCACATTAGTATCAGGAGAACCACCGGGCATTCAGTAACTTCTCACGACTTGAAGAGTAGCAGTAGTTTTCCAAGCCATAAAAAAAGGCCTGCGTTTTATGGCAGGCTCTCAAGGAATTTTAATCTTTTATTGTTGTTGTCATGGTGCCGGGTGCCTCCCGGTGACCCTACCCCAGTCAGCAAGGCCGCGTGCATACCTGCAGAGCGCAGTTGACTGGAACGCCCTTTCGCTTAGAAAGGATTCACCACATGCATAAATTACTCATGAAGTATTCACCCGGTCAATACTATTCAACATTCGCAAAAAAAAGCCTGCTCGGACAAGCAGGCATAAATAGCTAAGTTGGCAATAACTGAGGGAGTGGTGCCGGGTGCCTCCCGGTGGAAATGATCACAGCATTCATTCCCGCGCGCTGGTTGGACACTCTGGAGAAATGTCCTGCTGAACCGCCCCTCCGCTTAGGGGGATCCACCACTAAAACGCTTTCAGAAACATCCATTCTGCAGGATGCTTAAGAAGCATATGTGCAGTATGAAGAATCTGCCACGTAATTAAATGAATATATTCATTTAAATGGTACAGGAAGAGGGCCTTCAATCACCTCGGCCTCTCCGTTGTCGCAGATGTCGTCACCCTGTGTCAGATGCCAAATACCATTAAAAGTAAGTCCCGTCTCAAGGTCTTCAGTAACGCCATTGCTGTAGTAAGCAACCTGAATCCTACCGTTGTGCTGAATCCAGTAGTAACCTTCTTGCATGATCATCTCCTTAACATGATGAGATGAGTATATTGCTGAGTTGAGATGAATGGCGTTAAATATACTTAGGATTTATTTCTGTCATGAGGATAGGACTTCCTCATCACTGTTGCCGAACTACTCAATCAGATCTCATTCATCTCAGATACTTCAAACTGAAAGACATAGGGATCAGAAAGAAGCTCAAATTGCTCATCGTCTAGATAGGTTACCGCTACGTGGTAATTTTCACCTGCGAAAGCCTTAATGGATGAGAGATCACGCCAATAAGTTGCCAGAAAGAAATGCTCCCATTCTCCCTGTCGTTCACGCCGTACGTATGCACCTTGGTTGCCATTAACACTTTTAGAGTGCTTAACTCCCGTTAATTCAAGATGCGCAGCAAACCCATCACCGTGTCGTACTGGTACGCAACCATGCCATGTTCTTACAATCATACCCCTCCATTAAATGTCTGAAAGTGAATTTATATTCACATTATCATAATATTTAATCTCTTTGGGGGTTTAAAATGCATTCTGACGTCATAAAAAAGCCCCACGGGGTTAACCGCAGGGCTTTAAACGAAGGCAACAACCCATCGTTAGAGCAAAATTACCACAGATTCGGGAAAAGTAAATAGCTCACGATAAAATAACGCCCTATTTTGTTATCTGCTTAAGCTGTGCATCAGCCCACGCCTCTTCGATATCAAACTTGGTGATGAGCTGGTCGTAGAATGGCTTAACAGACTTCTTCCAGGTATCGAGGCTGATTGCATCCGTTATCTGACACACCGCGGCGTAAGCCTCAGTTGATGGAATTCGTTCATACCCCCGTCCGCTGCAGCGCTTACAGTCAGCCAGAACCGGCACACCCTGCTGTTCAGTAAGAACCTGATTAACGGCTTTCCCACGTCCATGGCAATCTTTACAGGCGCAACTTACAACCTTCTTACCCTTGCACTGAGGGCAGAGAACGCGCGCTAACTCCATGACCTGCCTACGCACCTCATACTCAGAAGGTCGAATATTCTCGACACCCATGTGCAAAGACATCTTCACGAACTTCTTCTCTTTTGCCGGAGTGTGAGACTTCATGCTGAAAACCTCAGCGTCAATAAAGCCTTCCCCATTGCAGCCATCACACTGCTTTACGCTGGCGGCGCTGCGAGAATAATCTTCGAAAGCGAAGGTGGCCAACTGATGCATCACCAGTGGCTTAACCCCGGCATCCAGTTTGCGCAGCGCAGCCACCCGATCGCACATGGTCAGCGCATACTGAGCCAGCAACTCGATCGCCCTCTCACGGTCATTGTTGCTGATCCCCATCTTCCCGAGAAAAGCGCTATAACCCAAAGCAGCCCGTTCCTGCGTCATGCCCATGGCCGCCATGACATCCGTCCCGGTCAGCGTATATGAACCAGTGGCGCGCGGAGAGTCGCTAATAAGCGTCGACTTGGCGAAGTGGTATTTCACGGTGTTTTCGAGGTTCATTAGGCTGCTCCTGCTGAATGATAGATACGAACAAAATTACGAAGAATGCGGTAATCCACCAGCACCGATCCCCGGTAGCGGTAAATGCGAAGGCGCTGCCAGCGCGCGCGGAGTATCTCAAGCGTTTCTGGCTTCATCTGGTCACCTCGATAATGATTTGCCCTGTCTCTCCCCAGATTTTGGTAACCCGTCCGTCCCAAACATCGCTATCCTCGTCAAACACTGCATCCAGCAAAGCTTTTTCCAGGTTGTCTTTGTCCGGCTTTTGTTGATGAGGCTGGCCGACATATTGCGCTCGCTTTGTCTTGCTCCAGCTCTTTGGCATGGGGATCACGAACGTGACGTGATATCCAGACTCCGGCAGACGGACGCCCAGCAACCTGACCTGTTCTTTGTAAGCCCAGTACGCTGCTGTTGCTGGCCGTTTATGCCATCGGTCACGCTGAGTCATTCTGGGCTTGCCAATCGGCGTAATTTCGTAAATTTTCATGCGGGCACCACCAGCCCGCGGCGGGCAACTTCAATCACTGTCAGAACAATCGCGCGGTCCATAAGCTGCCGGCGCTCTTCCCTATTCAGCTTATTCCCGTTATCAATGCTGTCATGACAGCAAACGCAGAGCGCAGCTGTCGCACAGTCATCGGTTTTTAATCCCATGCCTTTCCCTTCGTTCCGGTGTGCCACCTGCGTTTCCCATGCACCACAAAGAACACAACGCTCTATCTGCCCGACGGCAGCGAGCCATTTTTTGCTGCGATAAATAACCATGCTCACCCCCACATCCGGTTTCGCCAGCGGCTGTCCGGGCGCGCTGGTGTATTTGATGTCGGAAGGAACGCACTGACAGTCCAGGTCACGTAATCCTGATTAAGGCTACGCTCAACTCGTACCCCGCGAGCTTTGTAACGCTTAACCAGTTCGTCGGCCTGTTCGGTGCTGCAATCGGTGTGATGAAACCAGGTGTATTTCATGGCCATCACCCCGCAAAGCCAAGCAGCTGCGCGGCGACGTTTTCGGCCTCGTCACGGCTGCGGAATGAACGGGACAGGACCCATCGCCAGAGGACATCGAGCGCAGCTTTGTAGAGCTGCTGAAATTCGAGCTCGTCCATATTGGCAAACGAGATGCTGCGAGGATGCTTTTTGAGTGTTCCGTCTGGCAACTGAATGGCATCAAAGTGCCCTGCCTCGACGATCACCCAGGAGCGGTAAGCATCGAAGGATTTGCACAGGCTAATGCCATTCGTGACGCGCCGGTAAGCAACCTGCTCAAGATACTGCTCGGCAGCATCGATAAGCGCCCCCTCATTCCCGCCATAAGAAGCCAGGAACTTGGCGTAGCCGGTGATCAGCTTCCGCTCGTTACTCGAGATAGCCCCGCCGGTTGGTTCCCAGTATTCAAAACCGAGATTGAGAAGCGCGAAAAAGCGCCGATGGAATGCCGGGTTACGTACCCGCCTGAACTCGGCAACAAGAACATCGCCGAGCCGGGTTTTTGATTGCAGAATATCGCTGGTCTCGGGCGTAGCCGGGATCAGTATTCCTGAGTGGTGTTTGATAAGTTGTAATTCTAGCGCCAT